GCTTGGAGTTGCTGTTAATGTAAGTGGAGTTGTGCCACCAGCAAAAGTAACTGATCCTACTCCAGATGCTAATACTATTTGTGAATCTGTACCTGTTGTACTTGCTAAGTTTACATAAGCTTGTCCAAGAGATCCTGGAGGATTATCAAAAACATCAGTATAAACACCAATTGATGCTGAAGAATTGAATGCAGTTTCACTTACGGTAAATACTTGAGTTCGCTTTGGTGTTGCTCCTGATGCAATATTAATTCTGTATACATTGGCTGTATTATCAATGTCAAAAACAGTTCCTGTTGTTAATGCAGAAGTTGAAGATGCATATACCAATCCACCAGATGTAAATGAGGTAAGTCCAGTACCACCATAAACTGTTCCAATTGCTGTTCCGTTCCATGTACCAGATGCAATAGTACCTGTCGATGTAATAGAAGTTAAATTACCAGTCGTGATTACTGTACCAGTTGCATTTGGGAAAGTAATTGTTCTATCGGCAGTGAGTGTACCAACAACAAGTGACATTTCATTTGTATCGTTTGTTGTTCCCTCAACAAGAATAAGTCCATCAGAAAGATAAAGATTACTTATTGTTGGACTGGTTAATGTCTTATTTGTTAGAGTTTGTACTCCAGTTAATGTTGCTACTGTAGAATCTATTGCAATTGTAACTGCACCAGAACCGTTGAAAGATGTACCAGATAATCCAGTTCCAATTGTCAATGCATTTGTTGTATTTGCTGTTACTGTAGCAGAACCACCAAGAGAAATGGACGAACCATTTACTGTGACTGATGAATTTGTTAGTTTATTGTTAGCGATTGATCCTGCTAACATTGTATTGGTAACTGTTCCTGTATCGGTTGTATATACACCATTTGTTACTGTGCTAGCATTACCAGTCAATGCGCCAACAAAACTTGTAGATGTTACTGATGTTAGTCCTGCTATGCTGGTTATTGTCGCACCAGATGTAAGAGTAGTTGAACCAAGTGTTGGTGCAGTATAACCACCCCCACCAACTGCATTTCCATCTACTATAAGAACTGCGGTATCATTTGTATCACCGGAACCAATATATATTTTTTTATCAGGTATATTGATAGCAACTTCACCATGTTCTAGTGTGGTTGGTGTGTTGCCTGGAGTATCTGATCTTTTTAGTTTAATTACTGCCATTAGAATGTTCCACCATCTAGATCTATTGTAGTTTCACTTATTGGTACAAAACTTCCATCTGTTGTTTGATTGCCGGTTCCAATCCATACTTTATTATCTACTGTATTTATGATGAGTGTTCCTGCATTGTATAAAACACTTACATCTGGAGTTTCACCTGAATTTTCTAAAATAATAACATTACTTAATTCAAATGGTGTTTTATTTAATCCAACACCCAACCAAAATCTTTTTGATAAATTGTTTATTACGATTTCCCCAATAGGAACACCGTATAAATTTTGAGATACAGTAGTTTCATCCAGTATTGGCGTTTCGTTTTCACCACCATCTAGATAAAACGCAGCAACTGCAGGATTGGATCTTACCGTTCTTTTTGCCATTTTACTTTACAATTACTGTTGTATTTTTTACTTTAATAATTTTTATCTTATTTGCATTATAATCTGGTTGTATCTTATTTGCCTCTTTAGATGTAACTTTTATTTGTTTCATTTTACTTTAGATTCAACAGTGAATCTTCCTTTACAAAGAGGTGTAACAACATTTGAATTTTTTAATCTTAAGTAATGAAAATAAGTTCCAGGTGTTAATTGTGACATCGTATCTGCATTTATTGTCAATTTAAACGAACCAACTGTTGATCCTGTTTTTGTAATTGTACCAAAGAAAGAATTTGTATCAGGATATTCTAAAGTTCCTTCTGTTTGATTTCCACTAGAATCAATCATGAATAAAAAGGTCGAAGTCTTTGTAGATGTTTTTTTCAACAAGAATTCAATAACATATGATGAAGAAGTAATATTTACTGCTGCTTCATTTTCATCTAGATAATCAAATTGCAATTCTAGAGTTGCGCCTTCTTCTGCTAAGATGTCGTATGTTCCGCCTATCATCGTTTTTTACCTATGTGGTACTTTGGGCAAAGTTCCCACTCTCCCTTTTCTTTATGTGGTATGATTTTTATCTGATTGATTGGGGTTAGAATACTATTCATTTTATCCTTATCTACTACTGCTACTAATCCCCATTCCTCTAACAATTTAGCAACCATATTTCTTCTACCAAGATCGGATTCATTTATATCTGAAGGTAATCCATCTAAAGAAAATAATTCTTTAAAATGTACTATGTAATATTTACCTCTTTTATGTAAAATATGACAAGACTGATATAGTTTTTTATCTTTTTTAGAAGATACCCCTATTCTAGTCAGAGTTTCTTTAACTTTTAGGAAATCATCCTCGTTTTTTAGGGTTACTTCTAATAATGAACCCACATCAAATGAGTCGTTTTGCATAATTATTCTTTCTACAAAAAATGACAATAATATCATTTATATGTATAAAAAATAATCATTAGTCCTGTACGGACATGGTATCCCTTATTTTTTGAATTTGGGTCTTGTTGAGGAGATTCTTATACTCGGTTGCTCTTTTATTTGAAATATTATAGTAAGCCATAATATATTCAATATCTTTATCTTCAGTCTTTTTGAGCCACTTGGAGAATCTTTTCCGGGGACGAATCTGAAGTCTCAAATAATCATATTGCATCTTCTTTGGCAAATGAAATCTAACATTCATTTCATTTGCATGAAAAAGAGTATCATTAAAATATGATAAACTTTTATTTACAATAAATGGAAGATATTCCTTATCTGTCATATCTCCAGATTCGTATAAATCTTTTTTAGTTAAATTGATTGAATTAATTATATCCCAGATATTCATTTTTCAAACTCACATTCCATTGCAAGTTGAACAATACAAGCAACAAGATTGATTTCTTGATCTGCTACGAATGCTGACTTGTACTGATAATCTGCAATGATGAGAATTGCAGTTGCAATGGATGCTGGTGATAGTTTCTTGGATAGAATGTCGTACAACTTACGGAATATCATTGACTGATCATTATCAAGATTGGAGAATACCCAAGAACGAATATTGGTAATATTCTTAGTCTTCATATGACCAATAAGATCCTCAATGTCAATATCACCTGCTTCTGCAAGGATACCAGAATCAATATCTCCGCTTGTGGAATATCTCTGTAGTTCATTGATGAGTCTACGGAAGTCTGGACTATACTTGACTACCAGTTTTGCCAGAACCTTATCATCATACTTGACCTTTTCATTTTCAAGAATGAATTTAGTTCTTTCAAAGAATTGTGAAGATAGTTCCTTCTTTTCCTTACCATCATAACGAAAATCAAGACATGTGCAACGAGAATGAAGTGGTTCGATTACCTTGTTCTTAAAATTACAAGTAAGAACAAAGCGACAACTCTTGGCAAACTCTTCCATGAATCCACGAAGAGCAGGCTGCATACTGGATGGATTTGCATAATCAAACTCATCTAGGATTACAACCTTACCATTACCGGAAAGAGATACACTACTGGCAAAGTTTCGAATCTTTACCCGTAGTGTATCAATATTACCGTCTTCTGAGCAGTTGACTATAATGTAGTCAAGATTCATCTCCATACAGAGTGCTTTGGCTACACTTGTCTTACCACATCCTGCACCACCAGAAAGAAGCATGTTTGGCATGTCCTTCCATTCTCCCTTAACAACCTCAGAGAAAAAACTCTTTAGACGGTTAGGGAGAATACAATCTGCCACTTTCTGTGGTCGATACTTTTCGACCCAGATAAACATGTCATCATTTGTCTGCATACTCAATCCTTAAATGTTGAATCGGCTTGTAGTGCAATCCAGTACGATAGATCCATTTCCTTATGGCTGAACTTGCTAACAATCTGCTTGCAGAGTTCTACTTCATAATCGCCGGGGAACAACTTTAGATCCTCGGTCTTGAAGAACATCTTGAATGATTCTTCACCATTATGATCACCAACTGGGAATGAATAGAAGTTTGAACTTGGATCTGACTTGTCAGTTGCAAACATCTCAATCTTACCTTCCTTGCTATCATCGATGTTATAACGAACACCAATATCAGGAAGTTGAAGAACCGCTGCTGCCTTTAGAAGTTCAGAGAATGCCTTCTGAGTCAGTTCGAATGAAACTGCTACCTTTGGCATCTGTACCTTCTTGGTAGGAACAGTTAGCAACTTTGGTTCACAATAACGATAAACTACAGACGAATTGTTTGAACCACTGATGGTTACAGACTTATCATCAAACTCAAACTCTGGATCATTGAAGAGAGAGATTGTACCAAGGAACTTGTTCAGATCCCAAATACCAAATTCTACTTCAAAGGTTTCTGCAACCTCTACTTCAGAAAGAATGTTCTTTACTGGAGAAATTGTAGAAATAGTATTGCCCGGCTTAACTAACAGATTTGAATTAATTGATGCATAATTCTTCAAAATATCAAGTGTACGCTTTGAAATTTTCATAGATGTAGATGTCATTATATTTTTCCTAATTACTTAGAGTTTTCTTTCACATAATCACGACCAAAAGTAAGTTCAATAAATTTCTTACGAGGATTGTCACTAATACCTGTTTCAGTTGCAACATAATTTGTAAATCCAGGCATTTTTAATGGACAATGTACTTTGGGGAAATCTAATTTTGAATAAGAATCTTCTCCACTTTCAAGTTTTCTTGTATCTAATTGTGTCATTTCTTTATCACCACAACCACAAGCACCACAATAATGAGATCCTTCAAACTTCTTACTGTTCATTCTCTCAGAACATGGTGGTAGTTTTCTGTTGCTATCTCCATGACAACTAAGAACGCGAAGTTCTTTTTCTGCTTTATCTGCCTTATTACCAGTTACTCCCTTTGATACTACAGATTCTGCAAAAGTTTTTGCTTTTTGCAAAAATCCTGCTTTTTCTTGTTCAATTTTTTCATCTGACTGTTTTATTGGTTGTTCTTCGTTCATTATTAATTCTCCATTATGTCATCAATCATATCATAATATGAGTCTTCGTCAATACCATATTTAAATGTTTCCAAATCCATTTTTTGTTGTCTTCTATTGTTTGGAGACTTTTTCTTTATTTTTTTTTCTATGCGTCTATCATCATTTTCATTAAAATTTTTAGTGTCTGACATTTTCAAATTCTCCGGGAAAATTTGCTTTTAATGTTTCAAAAGATAGTTTATAAACTTCTGTAACTCTTTTCATCAATACATTTACCAAAAATGCTGATTCTGTCCAATGTAAAGATTCAAGAAGAATTATTAATTTATTTTCTTGTTTTTTTTGTAACTCTGGTGTTGCTGCTTTTGTTATAAGAGAAGGAATACTTCTAAATGATTTTGTTAAAGTTGTATATGACATGCCAACAGGTGAATCATCTATAACATAATCTGGTTCTTTTTCTAACTTAGCATAATTAAGTGAAAATGCAAGTTTTAAAAGAAAAAATAAAGGAACACTATTATATTTTTTTAATATTTTTACTTGTTCTTCTGGAGATGATGCATCTCTCACTTCGTACATTATTTCTGCCAAATTTTTCATATTTTAAAAATCCTGTATTACATCCATTAAACTTTTCAATCGTTTATCAACGAAGTAATCAAACAACTTGGATCGATCTCCCTCTGGTGGTTCCTTGAACTCTTCCAGAATAGCGTTCTCATACTCCATAGGTATATATGTGTGATCGACCAACATTTGATTTCTATTAATATTTGATTGAAATTCCTGCGGTACATCACTAAATGTCTTCCACTGTGCAAGTTTCTTTGCCTT